ATCATCTGGTGATGATGTGCCGCCGAATTCGATCGTCAATTTCCGATCGGTGCTGTCTGAATTGACTGCGTAGAGCCAGATCTCGTCGTAGGTCGTGGCGGTCGAAGATCCGGTATGGATCGTCGTGCCAGCAGTCGCCGTCTGCGCCACCTTGATGAGTCTCCCATCTGTCGAGCCTGAGAGATGGATCTTGCTGTATGTTGCCATGAATTCTCCTTATGAGAAGAGGGATGCCGCTAGAACGAGTTGATCGGAGTCATTCACGATGCCATACTTCGACCAAGACGAGCCCGAATAGAAGTAGAGGGAGTCGTCTGCGTCGATGTAGCAGAACATGCCTTCGGCTAGGGTCGGCTCTCCTGAGCCGCCGAATGCGGCATCTCTCGCCGCCGTTGTCGCGAATCGCATGATCGTCTGATCCATGAGATACGAATTCACATTGTTCGCGGTCAATACTTCGCCGCTTGCGAATAGCCTTGTTCCTGCGCCGGGCATGACGACAGACTAACACCTAGACGAGGGCATTCGTCGAATCCATCAGCCCGAATTCTGCGTCGTCGAGGATCAATTCATAGACGAGGGCGGCATCAGAGAGGGTCAATTCGAGGCGATGATTCGAGGGCGTGATCACCCGATTCATGCGTTCGATCTGCTGGTATTTCACGATCTGGGCTGGCGACCCGGTCTGATAATTGCGTTCGATCTTGATGATGTCGGCGAGATCCAATTCTGCGAGGGTCAGCCTTGTCGCCGAATCTTGCGCCGAGACGATCAGACCGAGGGCATCGAATCGGTAGGTCGGTTCGCCGTAGCGATCTCTGATGCCTTCGGCTATCGATAGGGCGGTCGAGTCGGCATCGACGAGGAGATTGTTGAGATCAAGGGTCTTGATGCCGAATTCGGTCTGAGAGTCGGCATCGTCTGCCGTCTGCGGCGAGCCTCCTTCTCTTGATGCGATGACCTTGTTGTAGAAATTCTCTTGCCCATAGGAGACGCTGAGAGACGAGAACTTGATGTCTGATCCAGAATCATCCGAGAATTCTGCGACGACCCCGGCGGGGAATGTGTTCGTGGTCTTCTTGGTGAAGGTGAGCGTGCCTTCTCGATCGATGAAGAAGAAGCCCTGCTCGGCGACCGCGATCTGGGATGCGTAGTCGAGGGCATTCGTTCCTGCGTCGATAGGGTATGCGCCGAGGCTGATGACCCCGGTCTCGATCGAGGTCGAGCCTGACCATGCCACCTCTGGCAGATCGAGGAGGTATTGGAGTCGGGCTGACGACAATTCTTCGACCGGGGTTTGGGCATCCTCGGTGGCGGCTTGCCCGAGAAGAGAGAAGTCGTCGATTACGGAGATCGTCGTCTGCGAGAGATCGGAGTTATTGCCGTGCTGATAAGAGAGATCGATGTCGAGGATCGTGCCGACGAAGATCGTCGTCGAGCCGCTCTTGATCGTCACCTTGCGACGAGGCTGTACACCAGATCTGTTATTGGTGGGATCCCAATACGGCGAATCTTCGTTCGTCGGATCGAATCTTCGGTTGGTATCGAAGAGTGTGATGGTGGCTTGCCCGGCTGGCATCGTCGCGAATGGATCTGTGCGCCCTCTGCCGATCGAAATGTTCTGGCAGTAGGGCGAGACATCATCGCCGAGGATCGTGCCGTCGAGATAGCCCTCGCCGTCAAGCGCGCCGAGAGTCTCATCATCGAGAGTGAAGGGATTGACCGGGAATCCCAATTCCATCAAGACGGTGATCGTCTCGCCCCACGGCATCGTCGTCGCCATGATGAGATTTCAGACCGCGATCCAATTGCCCAGAGGTCCGTTGTAGCGAGTGTACTCGTCGAGCAGATCGACGATCTCTTGCCGCAACTCTGCCGGATTCGTGCCGAGCCCGGCATTGACCGTGAGATTATTCACCACCGTCGCACCGCCAGAGCCGGATCCGACTGACGCGACATTCTGCGTCGGCATCGCCGCGAACCGGGTCTCAGCCTTCGAGATGATGTCGGCAGGCGTGTTCTTCCTCTGCTCAGCCAATTTCTTCTCTGCTTCTCTCACCGCTTCGATCGCCTCTGCTTCCCGATAGAGCGCATCAGAGACGGCGTCGATCGCCTGCCTCTGCGATTCTTTCGCATCATTCAGATCTTTCAGAGCAGCCTCGTAAGCCTCGCTACCTTCCTTCGCGCCATTCAGAATCTCGCTTTCGATCGCCTGTGCGACCGCCTGCTTGATCGTCGCATCGGCGACGGCGAGAGTCGCATCTTCGACGGCGATCTTGGCATCTTCGAGAGTTCGCTCAGCCGCCGCCAACTCTTCTGCCTTGGGGGAGACATCGCGAACAGCCGCCAATTGGGCTTCGGCATCACCCACCGCATCGGTCGCCTCGACGACCCTGAACTTCGCCTCTTCGTATTCGATCTCCTTGCGACGCAATTCGACAGGATCGATGTTCGGATCCTTCCGCATCTCAGCCAATTCGCGTTCGGTCTCACCGAGAGAGAATGCGGCTTCTTCGACATCGAATTTCGACCGGGTCAATTTCCGTTCGGCATCGGCAACATCGCGAGGATTCGCCTTGCGATCACGAAGATCTGCGAGAGCCTTCTCTGCCGCCCTCAGATTCGCCACCGAATCCGTCTGCTCTCGGGTCGCCTTGCGAAGATCGCGAGTCGCATCAGCCGTCGCCCTGATCGCCGCCTGCGCCTCCTTCGAGTCGCGAGGGTATCCCTTCGTGACGATCGCGAATTTCTGCTGTGCCAGCGTCACGGCACGATTCGCCTCACCGAGTTTCTTCTGCGCCTCGACGACTCCCTTCGATGATTCACGGAGATCCTTCTGAGCCTTCGAGACAGCCTTGATCGCATCGAGATACTTCGTCAATTTCTCTCTCGCCGTCTCGACCGTCTTGCCACCACCACCAGAACCGACGAAATCATCGTCGTCGCCGCCAGCCCCGGTATCGCCCGGCTTCATGCCTTCGAGTCTGCGCTCGATGTTCTTCGCCTCCATGATCGCCTGCGATACATCCTTGACCTTCGCGACGGTCTTAGCCGCCGCATTACCGATGCGACCGAATGCCACCTCTCCGATCTGCCCGAGTTTCGGGATGTTGATCCCGACTGCTCGCAAGATGCCGCCGAAGAGATTCACGCCCTTGATGACGAGATTGATCGCCTTGATCCACATGTTGGTCATGAACTCGAAGTAGCCGATGATCGCATTCACGACCGTATTCACGATCTTGCGGAAGCCCTCGAATCTGATGTATGCCGCCGCCACCGCGACCCCGAATGCGATGAGGGCGGCGACGGCGATGCCGATCGGATTGGCGAGCAGAGCCGTGTTGAACAGGGTCTGCGAAATCGTCGCCGCGATCGTGACGAGTTTCAGCGCGACGATAGCGGCGATGATCGAGGTGATGATCGTCGTCACCTTGCCGCCGCCTGTGATGAACTTATCCATCTCACCGATCAGGAATTTCATGCCGCCGCCGAATCCCTTCTCGCCGAACTCCTGCCCTGCCTTGGTCGCGAACGGCACGACCGTTCCGACCATGAAATTCGCGAGTTTCTCGACGGTAGGCATCAACAGCGTGCCGATCTCATCTCTCACATGCCCGAACGCCGAGGCGATCCTGAATGAATCGGTCGTGGTCGCCTTCGCCGTGCCACCGACCTGAGTTTCGACTGCCTTCAGCAGCGTGTCTTGCGCCTCCAACATCTTGTTCGATTCGACGAGAGTTCTGATCTTCGCCTTCTCGGCATCGGTGAAGGTCACGCCAGACCGGGCGAGAGCCGTGATGCCCTTGATCGGATCTTGTAGAGCCTTGCCCAATTGGATCGCATTCTGGGATGCTTCACCGAAGCCAGCCGCACCAAGATCGATCGCCGCGACGGTTGCCCGGTCGAATGCGCCGCCGACCTCATTCGCCGTCTTAGCCAATTGCCCGAAGGTGAGAAGTTTCGCCTGCGTCGCCTTGATGGTCTCAGCCGTCACTCCCAATTCGTATTCTTGGGCATCTCCCAATTTCTGTAATCTTTGGGCGACGATGTCGGCATTCGATCCGAAGATCTTCATCGATTCTGCGACGGCGACGAGTCGATCGTCTGCCTGCTTCGCGAATTCTGCGCCTCGCAACAGATAGCCGCCGACCGCGCCGAGCCCGGCGATGGCGATGCCGCCGTATTTGGCGACATTCGCCAGCCCATTCGAGACTGCGGAATCGAGGGTTCGCAAGCCGAATGTCGATTTCTGCCCGACGCCTTCCAACTTCTGGAAATCAGAGATCGCCTTCTTGATGCCCTTGGCATCGAATTCCGAGACGATGTTTACGCCGAGTGCCATGGCTCAGAATCCGCTCATGATCGCATCCGAGATCTTCGATTCAGTCAGCGCGATCGCCTGCGCGATCTGATCCTCGACCATCGGCATAGCGTTCTTCGTGCCCTTGTAGATGTTGCGCGAACGAATCTTGCCGACTCCTGCCTTGATGGAAGAATAGGCATCGAGATTGATCGAGAATTGCGACTGCTTCGCGTTGCCTGCCGAATCGAGAACCGCGCCGCCGCCATCCATCTGCTGTATGCGAAGAATGCTGATCGTCTGCCCTCGCCGCCGTCCGGTCGGCGCGACGAGAGGTTTCACGCCAGCCTGAGCCCGACCGATGTGGAAGCCGGGCAATCTCGATGGACCTTGCCTGCCATCGGCGTGCCATCTCGTCAGTCGAGGCTTCTTGATGTTGTAGGCGACATTCGCTGCGATGACCCGACCGCCCTCTCCCAATTGAGAGGCGATCTGCTTGTAGAGATCAGGCTCGGTCTGTTTCAGATACTTCCCGGCTCTCGCCAGATCCGAAGTATCGATGCGAACATTCGTCATGACGCACGATGCTACCTCTTCGAGCGTCTCCGAATTTCTTCTGCCCGATAATTCAGGTAATTGATGATCGCGTCGATCATCTCTGGTGATTCAGCCAAGAGTACGGAGGGTGCGATTCCGGTCTCGACAGAGAGGGCGGCGATCTTGTGATGCGCGCTCTCGCGAGACCCTAGGTAGGGTCTGGCGCAGGATCGTCTCTCACTTCGACGGTCTCGACAATCGCCAGCCATGCCGGGTCGAAGCCGAGATCAGTCTTGCCGTTCCGCTTCACCGCATGCCAAGCCAGCCACGCCAGATCGGTCAGCGTCAGATTCTTGTCGAATTGTACGACTGATTTCTTGCGTTCTCGTTCATAAGAAATGAAATCGATGAAGATGGCATCGACCTCTTCGGTCTTGCCATCGATGTATTTCACTCGCAATTCGATCTTCATGATCGATCCCTTCTAATCACTTGATGAAATCAGGAAGTCGCCTTCGTCAATGTGCCGCCTGAGAAGGTGAGCGTGAATGGCGCAGTCGATCCGACTTCTGTGGCGTTGATCGGAGTATGCGACGCGAGATAGGCTCCGGTCAGAGTGAAACTTGGGTTAGTCGAAGAGACCGCCGAAGAGGCAGGCTTCACCACCACGGTCGTCGTCGTGCCGACGAGAGGGAAGATCGTCGCCTCGACCTCGCCTGCGGCGAAGTCTTGGTAGAAGGTGATTTCGAGAGAATTATTCTGGATGCCTGCGACCGAAACTCGATTGCCACCGAACACGGTCGCATCTTGCGCCTCGACCTCATAATTCAGCACACAGCCAGCGGCACGATCGCTGAGATCGACCGAGTTGATCACGATGCTCACATCCTTGTACGCGAAGATTGCCATGTTCTCAGACCTCTACTTTCGGTTCGTCATTCTTCTTCTTGGCGATCGCCGGGGCGAGATGACCTGCCTCGATCAACGCCTCGACATTGGCACCGCCCAATTCTTCGTCGGTGATCGATTCGCCAGCCTTCTTGCCTGAGACCCGATTAGAGACGACCTTGTACGATGCCATGCTCGACATCCTAGCCGCTCACCTGAACAGATGTCGATACCTGTAAGAAGTCGGCATCGGCAACATTCAGGCTCATGATGTTGTAGGTCTGGGCGACGATCGTGGTCTGCGCCACGCCGCCGAGAGTCTGATCCGCCTCGATCGCCGCCCTCAGAGATTTCGCACCAGAATACGAGATGAAATCATCGAGAAGATCATGCGATCGATTGTCGTCGTATCTGCCGACGATCAAGATGACCGACAGATCGTAGAGAACGAGACCGCCTGCCATCGCCTTGTGGTAAGAGATGGAATTGATGATCGGGAACGCCAACGGTGGGTTCACCTGTGGCGGCTGAGAAGCGTATGCCCTCAGCCCTGAGATCGTCGCCAGCCTGTCTTTGATCCCGGTCATCACCTGATTCGTCGATGCTGGCATCAGGCGACCGCGATCTTGCGATAGGGATTCAGAAGATCTCGGACATCAGGATCGATCGCCCTCACTTGGATCGCCATGTCTGCGAAGCCGACCACGCCGAGAGCCGCATTGTATCGGGCGAAGCCTCTGATCGACAGCAAGACGCATGCCTCCTCCACATCGGTCGGGGTGGCAGAGAATCCCCAGACCCCGGCGATCTCAACACCCGGTCGATTCGGTATCACGAAGAGAGGGAATGTCTTGCCGCCGATCGCCGTCGCCTTGCGATACGGCAGACCTGTGATCGCCGTATCGAGAGGCTCTAATTGGTAATCTGTGCCTTCCGTCCAAGTCGTCTCGAATGTGCCATCGCCATCATCATCGGTCTTGACTGTCGTCGCCGAGACCAGATCATTCTCGGTCGGGCAGACATAATTCGTGAGGGCATACAGGCTCACCGTCGCGCTTGTCTGATAGAAGAATCTGCCGCAATAACCGTCGATCCTCCGAGATGCCGCCTCGATTGATTGTTCGAGAATCGCATCATCAATCGCATCAGAAATTCTGAGAACCGCCTTCACTGAGGCGAGCGTCGTGTAGCCGTTCGCGATCGGCATGCTAACGCTTCTTCTTGCGCGGCTTGACCTTCATCGCCTTCTCGACCATCGGCTCGATCGATGAAGTCTCGACGACATGACCCAACTCAGCCAGAGCCGCATCGACTGCTTCGATGCGTTCGATCAGCCCTCGATTCTCGTAGCCTCTGCGCTCTTCGAGAAGCGCGGCGATGATCTTGTTCTTCATGATTCTCCGATCGAGTCTGACCACGGCGATCGCCGCGATCACGACTCTACATCGAATTCTTAGAAGGTGGGCGTGACCAATCCGGTTCCAGAAACTTTAGCCCATGCGTTCGGATAGCGATTTGCCGTCATCGCGACATACGAATAGACGATCATCGTCACATCGAGTTCTGCCGCCTTCGGCTGCTCGAACCTGAGCATCATCGGCTCGCCTGAACCTTGTTCCCAGAGGTGAAGTTCTTGGAGATTACCGACGAAGATCGTGTCTTGATTCGTGTCTGCGCCCTCCGTGATGCTCACATTCGCATCGGTCAAGACCGGGAGCCCGGCGATCGCGTAGCCCGAATTGCCGTACTGAACCGAGCCCTCGCCAGTCGCAACCGGGTTGAGGGCGTAAGGCGTCGGAACTGCCAGAGGGCGATTCTGACTATCGATCGCCGCCAAGATGAACGCGAGGCGACGCGGATGCATCACGATCACATTCGGACCTGCGAAGAATGTCGTCTGAACCTTCTGAACCGCATCGAGCAATTTCGGATACAACTCTGCCACCGTCGGTGATCCGTCTGTGTAGGTGACGCTCTGCCCGGCAGAAGCCAAGAGTTCGACATTGAGGAGATCATCGACCTTGGTGTGGTAGGCAGAGACGAGATCCGCCATCACCAACGAATCGATGTTCGTGCCGCGCTCGATGGCTTGGCGCGAGACATTCTGCTGACCTGCCACGGTCTTGACCGTCAGATCCAACTTCGTGTCGTCGATGTTCGTCTCCTGAACCGCCGCACCTTCGGTCTGGACTGCGACTGCGGTTCCGGTCGTCACCTTCGAGAGAGAGATGGTGAGACCTGCCGCCGGGAGGGCATGCTTCCGGGCGCGATCCGCGAGAGGGCGACCGGCGCGTGCGAACGGCGCGGCGAGGTCGGTCAGGAATTGCGGCACGACGAGTCCTGCGAAATTCGTGCTCGTCACATCGCGACGCTCGATCGACTCTTCCTTCATGTGTCGGGCGATGCGCTCTTGGGCGGCATAGTCCGAAGAGAATTGGGCGGCGAACGCATCGCGCAAGAACGAGTGTTCGCTCTTGGCGGTGTAGGTGCGCGGCTCCGAATTGACCGAAGTCGCGGCGGTCTCGATCTTGTTCGCGGCACGAATCTCTTCTGCCTTTGCGAAACGACCTTCGAGTTCTTCATGCTTCTTGATCTGCTCGTCGAGAGACTTCACTTCTTCGAGGTTCGCTGAAATCTTCTGATCTTCGTCTTGCGACAGATCACGCATCTCGGTCGTGGCAACCGCGACCAACGCCTCCGATTCAGCCAAGAGGGCTTCACGCTTGTTGCTGAGGATCTCTGAATACTTCACGATGGATCTCCGATCTTGTGTCTCGCGATCGCCACCTGATTCTTGCGAAGGAGCAGCGATCGTTCAGGAGCCACACTAACAGATGTCTGGGCTGCGCGCAACTCTGCCATCGTCGCCTCGTATGCCGGGAAGGTGACGACAGAAACATCGAACAATTCCACCTCTTCCAATTGTCGGGTCTTGCGATCATCAGACCACGAATCCTTGATCGTTCGGAAGGCGAACGACATCTGTGAGAGATCGCCGCGCTTCATGGCAGACATCACGCTCTTCGCTAACGGATTCTCTGGGTCGAGATCGGCTTCGACCCTCAGCCCGGTCTCATCTTCCGATAGGGCGAGTGTGCGCGACTTCGTCCTAGCCAGAGGAATGCCCTCGTGATCCATCAGCAGTCGAACATCCGCGTCGCCTTCTAGGGTCTTGGCGAATGCGCCTCTCTTCACATACTCGATCCACGGCAGAGGCTCTGACGGCGAATCGAACACCGAGGCATAGCCGATCAATTTCGTGCCGTCGCCCGATGCCCTGAGTTGGGTCTTGACGAACGCTCGCGAGCGATCACCATCGAGAGATTTCGAGATCCAGAGAGGTGAGAGATTCATCTTGCCCGAAACAATAGTCTGCCGATCTGCCTCTGCGTCGAGTCTCTCGACGATCTTCTCTGCGTATGCCTGCGCCCGGCGAGCAGAAGTCTTCGATGAGCCGCCGCCCCATAACAACATCGCCACGAGACCCGGCGTGATCTCATCACCGATGACGGCATCGAGATCGACGATGTGCCGGGCGATCCAAGGTCCGATGCGCCGCCATTTCGATTCTGAGAGAGCCTCGCCCTCTGCCATTCGCCGAGCGTCTGCCACCGTAGCCGCAACGAGACCATCGCCCGATTCACCTTCTTCATGGAGGCGAAGACCGCGTCTTGCGCTCGCCGCCATGAAGCCCGGCGCGACGAGATCGACCTGCCTTTCTTCGTAGCCTGTTTCTTCGTCGTCGTCTTCGACATCGTCGATCTGACCGAGAGGCTCGACTCCCTCTTCGAGAGAGATGGCAATCATGTGATCGATGGCATCTTGTTTCGTGCCATGGCATGCCACCACTTCGATCTCTCCATCGACGACCTTGACCGTCGCCCAGAATTCGCATTCTTCTGTTTCTTCTGAGATTCCGTAGGGCATCACGAGCCTCTCTGTGGCGGTTGGGCATCTGTGCCGAGGGTCGGTATTGCGCCGCCCTCGATCCCTGCCATCGGTGCGCCCGGCAGGTTGAGGACGAATTGATCGCCGCCATCGTAAGGTTCACGATTCTCGATGTGGCGAGCCTCGTTCGGGGTCAGAGTGCCAGAGGCGATCATCACCTGCTGAGCCCTGACTCGCGTCGTGAGATCCGCTTTCTCGAATTCTGTGGTATCGAATCGAACCTTCTGCGTCAGAGGCAAGAGATCACTGAGACCATCAGAGCATCGTTTCAGCCAAGGCAGAAGCGTGTAGCGAACGAAATTGATTCCTGATTGCTCGACATTCTGGTATGTCTGAGAATCGCCGCCGGTTCCGGCGATCATGTGTAGGGGTATTCGGTAGCATCTCGCGATGTCGCGAACGATCGATTCGCGATGCGCCATCATCTCCATGTCTGATGCGCTCGTCGTGATCGAACGCCATTTCAGCCCGGCGGTCAGAACGGCAGGTCGCCGCCTCTTCCAATGGGCATCTTCCCAAGTGTCGCGCAAGATCTGCGCCTGATCTTCGGTCAGCGCGGAATCGGTTTCGAGGACGCTCGACGGTGTCGCGCCCTCGCCGTAGAATTGTGAGAGGAATCGATCCATCGCCAGACCCATGCCGAGAGTGTTCCGCATGGCTTCTAATGGCGAGAGAGATTTCATGTTGCCGGGGATCGTCATCCAATGGATCGCCTTGACTTCCTTCGAGGTGAACAGATTGTCGTGCCACTTGTAGGCGACCCTGCCTTCGTCGTCATAGACGCAGGTGATCCGATTCGGGTGGAGCACTCTCATTTCGATCGGTGGCTCGCCGGGATTCCTCGGCGCATAGATGTATGCGTTGCCATGGATCGCGAGCATGAGAACGATCTGATGAACGAACTCGAACATCGTCTGATGCTCATTCGGCTTGACGAATACCGATGGC